CAACTATTATCAAATCCGTTTTTGCTCAAACTTTATCAGGTGGTCCTAGCCTGTCCCAAAGGGTAAGTGGTTCGGAGTATCCACAACAGCATTTCGTAGAGATGTTGTTAAAAACTCCATGGGGTGAGAGTGTCGCAAATGAGTTTGTGGTGTATTGGACTGTCGTCCTCCTTTTGGGAGTGATTGTAGTGGTTTGTACACTTGGACTTGCGCGCTGCGCTTTCAGAATCGTCAAGGATTATCAGGATACTGTGCGTCGCATTGGAGAAATGCAAGCGCAGTTTAACGTACAATCTGCGAGTGTTTCGAATTCTTTGTCAAATGTTAGTGCTTCAGTTCAGTTAGCTCGTCAGCAAGTTATTGATCAGTCAATGCGGTTGAATGAAACGGTTGAACTTATGAGTAGAATTGGTGCCCAGGCTAGTGCTAGTGTCGCAGCTGATGCAAATCAGATACGTGATGGTGTACAGCAGGTTGCCAATTTGGCTGTAGAAGCGAGGGATAGCGTTAAACAAGGAAGTGATTCAGTTGTAACATTGTTCGCCAGTTTCTTTGCAGGATTTGGTGTTACCTATTCTCTTTTGTCTATAATAGCTTTGGTCCGGACATTCCATGTTCGGCGATTGGCAAAAATTGCAAAAGAGAAAAAGGAGCGAATTGATTTGCGGTCAAATGCTGAATCAGTTCGTGGTTTTGAATGGTTCCAACTTCTAGATATGTTGGCAATTGCATTGATTGTTCCAATTTGGGCAAAAGAAGGGTTCAAAGGTGCTATACAACTGTATAAGGTTGTTCACACTGCTGTTCATCTTCTTAAAGATGCTTTCTTTGGTATTAAGGTAGTGCAAAAGCTATTTCGCGATGATGATGCAGATAATATGCCTGTCTTGGGTGAAGGGTTGATTAATGAATTGGATGCTGCTGCGGATGCAGTAGCGCGTCGTGTCGATGAACACGTCCAAGGAAAGGTCAGACCCCAAATTCAAGTTGGTGTTGATGGTAAACCTTATTATGGTGTTTTACCATATCAAGGTCAGCGATTTATCTGTAGTGCGTGTTCACAGGATGTGCGTGCGGATTTTCCTCATATGGTTTCTGATGGTGTAGAAGGACCTGGACCTTTTCAAGGATGTTTACTCGCTCGTAAGAGTATGGCCCATGCAGCTGGAGTATTCATTGATGAATTTAGGGTTGTTGCACCAGAGTCATGTGATGATTGTGGTGAAGCTAACAAACCTCACTACATCCGCTGTTGGAATTGTGCAAAAGTCCGACATGAACTTAGTGATTCTTCTTCATCGTCTTCTGAATCTTCTGCATCTGTTTTGCATGCGTCATTGCGACGTGTGTGGAATCAGCAAGAGGATTTGATTCATCTTAACCGGTTGCGAACCGTGGCTGCTAACAACAAAAAGTATATCCCTGTAATAATTATTTTATTAGTTATTGTGGGTTTAGCTTTTTCCCGTTGGTATGCTAATAGAAAGCAATCGTCAGAGGTGGAAAAGAAGGAACGAAGAAAAGGAAAAACGAAGGGTCGGGCTCAGGTCTATAAGGATCCGGGTCAAAGACCACCCACGCGCGGCAATTGGAATTATTCTAAGCGCCAACAAATGTGGATTGATTATGATAAACTTGAAGCTGATGATCTTGAGGATCCTCAGGGATTGTTTTATCAGGACGATGACGGGACTATCATGCGTAGAATTGGCCGTAGGGCTAGAAAGCATGGTGGGAACTTCATGATGAACAATGCGTCATCCCAGTATGGGAATGATGTGTTGTCGCGTGAGGAACGTGCATTGACTGGTGGAGTTGTTTGTTTCATTGATGAGGAATTGCCGAAAGGCTCTACTTTATTTTTGATGACTGAATTTCAAGTTGATTGTATCAATGAGGCAATTGAAGAGGATACATTTGATGCAGCCACTATGCGATCTGTGGTTTCTCATTTGCAAGCACGTGGTTGTTATCATACTCGTGATTGTAAGCGTGTTGGTCCTTTGTTGCTTGATTCTGACTCTTATGCAGTATTCATTATTGGATCCTGTACTGCAGTTGGAAACATTGCTGCCACTGGTCAAACATGTTGTGATACATGTTCACATTGCAGAGATTGTGATTATCTCAAGCAAGAGAATGTGGAAACTTCTGGTGTTTGTAAGGTGGTTGGATGTAAGTGTCCAAAGAGTCATCCGCCAAATGACTCTATTTTAAAAAATAAAATGGTAACTCCCGAACAGCGAGCAAATAAAGCTGCAAAGCGTAAGGCGCGTAAAGCTGCCAAGCGTGCTGCTGCTGGAATGGCTCCTGTGCCAAGCCTTGAGGAGAAGTACAATGAACCAGAGAAGAAAGAGGGACTAGTTAATGGTCCTCGTTTTTTGCCTGGCGAATTGGCGCCTTCAATTGGTTGGGTTGAAGTTGTTGGGAGTGGAAAGGAATATGGAACAAACTGTTTGTTGGTTTGGAATGGCGTGGAAGTCCCAGAACATTTATTTCGTGGGATGAACACATGCAAATGTACATTTTTCTTTCCTGGTGGCAAATCATGGTCTGATGTTCGTCAGAATTCACATGTTATTGGTAACGATACATTGTTGTTTAAACGGAATCAGGTTATGGAAGGTGTTAGAGCCATCAAAACTGATTTTCCTGTTGAGGGAGAAAAAATTCAAATGCTTTCCTATAGTACAAAGGAGGATGCTATTCAGGGTGCCAGTCGGTTGTCGGTTGATCAAGGTTCAATTGTTAAGATTGATGCCAAGCCACCAACTATTGGTCCTGAGGGTGCTCCTAAGTATGTTGAAAAAGCTTATTACAATGTTAGTTCTAGTGACGGACATTGTGGTGCTCCAGTAATCAACACAAAGGGTCATGTAGTGGGTTTTCATAATTTCACGATGGGAAACTTGATGACAGGGTTTATTCCTGTTCTCGAGCATACGGTCCATCTTGCAATTCCGAATGCTTCGCGCGCTAAGGATTTTCAGCTGCCCCACCCCCAAGCTTCTTAGACTGGCAAAACTGGTATTCCCAGTTTGTCGATAAGGAGATTTTCAAATTTGAGGGTGTGGGGCTAGATGATCCTGACTATAAGCATTTCCGTAAGCATTTTGCGGTTGGAAGTGTTGAATGGTTGGGTAAAGTCCAACGTGGTGTGAGGTATAGTGAACGTGAACATGTGAACTCGTCTTATGTGAATTTTTGTACTATAAAAGGTGTGAAAGTGCACAGTGGATATCGTAGAACTTTTAGTAATCGTGAGGCTGGTTTTGTATCAGCTGCTAAGTATGATCGGTTGCAACCTGATAAATTGGATTTGCCATTGTGGGAACTTGCTGGTGAGTGGACGAAACAACATTTTGGTCCATTTATGAGTGATTCTACCATTCTTGGCAAAGAAGATGTATTAGCTGCAATGGATAAGAGTAGCAGTCCCGGGTATCCTTGGACCTTACTTTATCATAAGAAATCTGCGATGTTGGCTGATGAGCGCGCTTCCGGTGTGTTGGATGCATATTGGGATTTGATCGGAACTGAAAATGAAAACAGAATTATGCCAATTTGGACTAGTTCGCAAAAGATTGAGATGCGCTCACTCGAGAAATTGAGAGAGAATGCGTTAAGAACTTTTACGGCCAGTCCTTTTGAGCATAGTTTTGCGACTAATCGTATATGTTTAGATCAGAACCATCGTATGTATGCTTCAGCTGGAAGGACTTTTTCTGCTGTGGGTATATCAAAGTTTTTAGGTGGGTGGGATTATATGATTCGGACTTTGGAGCGTTTTCCAAATGCTTATGAATTAGATGAACATGCTTTTGATTCTTCTCTTTTTCGTGCGGCATTGTTTGGTCAGCGTGACATTAGATGGTCATTTCTTTCTACTAACCTGCGAACACCAGTTAATTGGAAACGAACGTGTGCTATTTATGAGTGCATTGTAGATTCTGTTATGGTGCTTGACAATGGTGAACTTGTGCAGAAAGATACTGGAAATCCGTCTGGTTCTTCAAATACTGTGAATGATAATACAATGATTTTATTTCGTTTATTTGCATATGCATGGTTAGTTCTTTCAAAAGAGCGTGGGGATCCTTTGTCTTACTATGTTTTTGTTTCAAATGTGATAGCTTGGCTGTATGGTGATGATAATACTTATTCTTGCTCTGATTGGGCTAATGAGTTTTTCAAACCTGCAAACATAAGTCGTGTTTGGACTGAAATTGGTGTTAAGACAAAGACACCAGACTGGAATTCTAGGAAGGTGCGTGATGTGTCTTTTCTTAGCCAAGCTAGTGTTTGGAGTGAAGAGTTTGGGATGTATTTTCCTGTGCCTGAAGCTGAGCGTGTTTTATCGTCTTTGTGTTTTGGGAGTGAAATTGACGACGTGAGATGGCATTATTTGCGAGCTTGTGCTTTGCGGATGGATTCTTATTGGAATCTGGAATGTCGGGTTCGCATTTCTGAGTATATTACGTACTTGGAAAGGAACCATTGGGGTGAACTTGTTGGTGTGTGTAATGGAATATCTATGGAGCAGATAAGGGCTTGTTGGAAGTCAGATTCTTGGATTGAGGCCTTATATTGTGGACGTGAGTCTACATTAGATGACCTTCCTTTGGATCTGTCGTTTCTTACGGGTCTGTGTTGAAGCAGCGTGGCTGTAAGCTCCGGGCTCTGCTTTAAAATTTCTCCACTGTATTGTTCTTTACATTTCTTTCATCATTCCTGAATTTCTTTGTCTTTATCTCTTTTTCATTGTCTTTTCGCTTGTTGTTGTTGTTGTGGGTCTTTGTTTGATTTGTCGTGATGCCGAAAACTGAGGCACAGAAAGCTCGTCGTCGAGAAAAGAAGAAGTTGGCAAAAGCAAAGAAGCCGGTGGTTGTTGTTGTTCAGGCACCAAAGAAGAAGAAAGCTCGTAAGAGTTATGCTTCCTCCGCGGTTTCAGGACACGGTGACTACAAGTCTGTTTCGCGGACTGGTGCTTCATTTGCTAAGGCTGGTGGGCTTGTTGGGGACCTTGCTGATCATTTATTTGGTACTGGTGATTATAGTGCCCAATTGGACAACATTTCGTACAATACTTTAATGTCGAAAGGTGCGCCTCATTTTGAAAACAAGGTTCATGGCTTTGGTACTAACACTACTGAAGTCCAACATAAAGATGAGATTGGTTCAATTGCAGGTTCAACCAATTTCACTGTCACTGAGTATCAACTTACTCCAGCTGACCCCAACACCTTTCCTTGGCTTAATACCCAAGCTGCTTCTTATTCCCAGTATTGTATTCGTGGTTTGATTGTGTGGTTTGAGTCTACGATTAAAGATGCTGTTGGTTTGACTCCAGGTTCTGTGGGTCTTGCTGTACAGTACAATGATATTGATGTTCCCTTCACATCCATGTCTGAGCTTGCAAATTATCAATATGCAAGTGTCAGATCTGGTAGCCAGAATAATGCTTGTGGCGTGGAGTGTGCTGTTAAGTCAGAACCTCAAGCCATTTTGTATCTTCCTGGTCCAGTGAGGGCTGGATACTTGCCTGGTGATATTCGTGAGCAGGTGTTTGGTCGGCTTTGTGTTGGAACTCAAGGTCAAAATTTCACAACCGAGGTTGGTCGTCTGTATGTTTCATATGATATTGTGTTGTTGAAGGCTAAGCTTGGTTATCCTCCATCTGTTGCTATGATTCCCTTTTCTGATGTCGCAAATACAGCAAAAGGTAATCTTCAATTTTGGAGTGCTGCTGGGCCAATTGTCAATAACAATTTTCTTTCTACAGCTGCTAGTTCTCGAACTGTTTTTGGTCGTTACTCGTTTTTGGTGAATGATGCTTCTTTGACGGCTGCAGGGTCGTCGGTTACTTTTTATGATACGCGCTTGTCCGGTCGTGTTTTAATGGTTACTGTGTGGAGTACCTCCAACAATCCTTGGAGTTTGTTGTTTGGTGGTCTTGCAGGCAATAGTTCGAACACAACAATTAGTGCGTTGTCTCAATTGCAACCAGTTGGTGTGACTTCAGGATTGAATGGTACAGCAACTTTTCTCGTGAACTGTGCAATCGGTTCGGGTCCTTGGACTTTTGGGATTAGTCACATTGCAACCTGGAATGGTTCGGTGGTGCTGACCTACATGAATGTGGTCATGGCAGCTTAAGAATGTCTGTGGTGTGTATCGTGAAGACCTCCTTTTGGGCAACCAGAAGAAACTTTTTGAAGTCATGCTTGGTTGGTGAAGGGTTGGGTTAGTAAGTTTCTATCGTAAGCAATTTTTGCAGTGTAAAGTCCGGCTGTGTTCAGTATTTAGTTACTGCACGGCGGTTTGAGCTAATTACTCATACCCCTGATAGAGAAGTTGCAACCCACTTGTACATTGGTAGTTCCCATTAACAATGAAACCTAAGTCCTGTAAAGGCAGTGAATTTGTTTTTGGGGTGACGCCTTCCTTTTCCAAGAAGACTGAAGTTTTCGTGAGTGTTTTGTTTTTCACTTTAATGAAAATGGAC